TGGAGTGGCAATTATCAGGGTGGGTGGGGATACAGAGGTGGAGATGAAAAATCGTAAGGAAAGTGTTAAAGATGCTGTTTTAGCAACTAAAGCGGCGATTGAAGAAGGCATAGTTCCGGGTGGGGAGATAGCTTTGTTAAGTGCTAGATTTGCATTGAGGGATAATAGTAGTTTAGGAGGTAAAATACTTATTAAAGCCTTACAAGCTCCTTTTACCAAATTAGTGGAAAATGCTGGTTTAAATGCCGGTGAGATTTTAGCATCACTAAAGCAAGAGCCTATTGATATGGGATTGGATTTATCTGATGGTCAGATTAAAGATATGATTTCGGTTGGCATAGTTGATCCTGTCAAAGTCTGTAAACATGCTGTTAAAAATGCTGTGAGTGTGGCTGTGCAATTATCTATAATTGGGGTAACTATCGTGCCTGTTGAAGAAAAGAAAAATGCTGTGTAGTAACTGCCAAAAAGAAGAAGCACAAATACACCCCCTGTATGGGGTTATGCCAGGTTTGGCTTGTCAAAAGAAAAGAGAAATCCAACAGTCCCCCAGAGGATATATTGAATTTACCTCAGAAAGCATCAAACGGGACAGAGTAGACTATGCAGACGACATAATTCAGCCCTATAGGTCAGGTGAAGTATCCAAAAAATATATCCAAAAGTACGGCACTAAAGGGATAGAGGTAACAGAAAAGGAAATTAAAAAGGCTATGGATAATCCTGATGTATGGTCGGGAGAGTCTAATTCGTATTATAGGGAATAAAAATGTTAAAAACACTTAAGGTTGGGGAAACTATCAGGCATAAGCCAAGCTACGAACCTTGGTTGGTAATCAGGGTTTTTGAGGTGGGCTGGTTGGTGGTTGATTTATTGTCTGCCGATGACCCGGCTGTACCTAAAGTGATTTTGCCTAGATATTTTGATAATTGGATTAGGGATATAGATACCTCCGAAAAGAAAATAATGGAATCAACAGAAGAGAGGTTTGAAAAAAGATTGGAGCAACAATGGAACTTTTTATAGGGTGGCTAACAATTCAGATAACATTTTTAATTGGTTATTTTTTAGGTAAAGGGTCAATAAGCAAAGAAGGGTTTAAAGAGGCAAAACAAGCTATTTCTAAAGTCTTTAATACTTCAAGGGTTGGGGCAATTAGGCAACCGACTGCTAGGGATGTTTATCTAAAACAACATCCGGAAATGAAGGCTGGGATGGATGAGATGGCGCAGGATTTAAGAAAGCAGGGGGTATGAGTTTTAGTGGATTTGATCTATCAAGATTAGAAAAGGCACAGGATAGGGCAGGACATCATTTAGGTTGTGTTTTAGGAATACATGATCCAACAAAGATTAAAAATAATGGTGTAATATGTAAAAAATGCGGGAAGATTATAAAAAGAAAAATATGAATAATACTGTAGCTAAGGGAGGACAAATAGGAAGTATATCTTGGAAAGGGGAAGAAAAGGTTAAACTATTTGAATGGTTTTGTTTGAGGCATCCTGTGCACGATATAGAAAGGTCAAACCCGAACCAAAAAGCATATAAAGCTATGCCTGTTAAAATGGAACAGGTTATGGTTGAGGAGGATACTAAAGAGGGAAGGAAATACGAGTATTGGAAGAAATGTCTTAAATGTTTTCAGTTAGTTAAGGAAGGGGAATATATTAAAGATGCCAAAGAGTGAAAAATTAAAGGAATTAAATCAAAGGGCTTTTATTAAAGCCTATTGTAAATTTAAAAATGCAGGCCAAGCATATAAATCATTACATCCTAAAGTTGATGATGATAGTGCCAATGTTTTAGGCTGTAGAATGTTAAAAGAAGTTAATTACACAGACCTTTTAGAAGAAGCAGGTTTAACTGATGCCTTATTAAATCAGAAAACATTAGAAGGTTTAGGAGCTACTAAGCAAATAGGTGCAAGGAAAATAGTACAGGGAGCTAAAACAGGACATGAGATTAAAGTTGATGCTATGACTGATACTGATGATTTTATAGAAGTTGAGGATTATGCAATTAGGCATAAGTATTTAGAAACGACATTAAAATTAAAAAAGAGATTAACTGATAAAGTAGATGTTACATCTGATGGAGAGAGAGTTCAGCAAATTGATATAACTACACTGTTAGATAAAGTATATGGAAAATCAAAATCAAATAGCACTGATGAAGTGCCTAGTAACAGCTAAAGCGGCAGGCGTTCCTAAAGATCAGGCTAATATATTTATAACTTCAGGTTATATTCCATTACCTTGGCAATGGGAATTTCATGCTACAGCTAGAAAGGCGGACAAAGTTGATGGTCCAGTTGATATAGGAGTTGGTGGAGCTAGAGGTCCAGGTAAATCTCATGCAGTTCTCGCTCAAGCTGGATTCGATGATTGTCAGCGTATTCCTAAACTTAAAGGACTCTTTTTAAGACAAACAGGAGTTGCAGCAAAAGAATCGTTTGATGATTTAATTGAAAAAGTTTTGCAGGGACGGATTGTTTATACGAGAGCGACAAACACATTAAAATTTCCTAATGGATCAAGGATTGTCTTAGGGGGTTTCAAAACAGCAAGTGATATTGATAAATATATTGGTATTGAGTATGACTTTATTATTGTAGAAGAATTAAACCAACTAACTGGTGATAAATATTTAAAACTTAGGGGATCTTTAAGAACTAGCAAACCAAATTGGCGACCTCGTATGTACACTTCCTTTAACCCTGGGGGGATAGGGCATGGTCATGTAAAAGAAAGATATATAACTCCTTTTAGAGATGGAAGGCAAAAAGAAACTAGATTTATTGGTGCAACCTATTTATCTAATCCGTATTTAAACAAAGAGTATATACAATTTTTAAAGAGTTTAACTGGTGATCTTGCTAAAGCATGGAGAGAGGGAGAATGGGATATATTTGCTGGACAATTTTTTAAAGAGTTTAGATATAATCTCCATGTAGTAAAGCCCTATAAGGTGGTTAAAACGGCTGATAATGTGATAATCGGTGGTATGGATTGGGGAAGAACCGCCCCTTTTGCTTTTACCTTGACTGAAGTTATTGTGGTTACTTTAGATGGAAATAAATTTTATCGGGCTAGGACTTTTTTTGAAGTATATGGAACTGATAAAACTCCTAGGGAATGGGCGGAAATTATTAAAGAAAAATTAAAAGATAGAGAATTAAAATTAGATAATATAGTTTGGATTAGAGGTGATCCGGCTATGTTTACTAAAGGACAGGATATGTCTATTTCTATTGCCGATCAATTCAAAAATGAGGGAATTAGTATTAAACCAGCTTCTAATGACCGGATTGGCGGATGGGAAAATCTACATAATTGGATGTCTATTTCACCTGATGGGTTGCCATATTGGATGATAACAGAGAATTGTATTAACTTAATTAAGGAATTACCAGAGTTAGTGCATGATGAAAATAAAGTGGAAGATGTGGATACAGAAGGAATCGATCACGCCTCAGATGCCAGTAGATATTGTTTTAAACACCTAAAATGGATTGATGCCAAATTAGGAGGAGTGAGATATAAACAAATATCTCCTGCAATTAAAAAAAGGTCGCCATTATATTATGAAGGACAGATAATGCCCGACCCGCAGAAATTTGCTATTGCCGGAATTAAAAGAAGTAAGATTGGCGGGTTAAAATAGCGATTTGAGATAATATATATATGAAAGTAATTATTAAAACTGAAACTTATGAAGTCCCTGTTACTTCTGTTTATTTGGCCAATGATTTGGATGACCCTGAAAATAAACGGTTAAAAATGTTTTTTTGCTACAATTGCCAAAGTCCCATAACCCAGTATAGGGGGAGAGTAACTACTATTATTCCCGGTGAACCTATTATAACTCTAGGTCAAGTAAGTAAATGTAAAAATCCTAGATGCAGTATCAATTACTGCTTTAGAGCCATAGATTAGTGATATAATAAAGAGGTTAGGACAATTTAGTCCCCTTCTGGGGGCTTTTTTATTATGGATGATGATTTTCAAGCTAAAAATGAGGAGTTAACAGATAACCCTTTTATACCCAAAGAGGGGCTTTTGTCGGCTCAAGACCCCATTGCTCTTAATATAGATGATGAGAAGCTAATTGAGATAGTTGATGATTGGGTGGATGATAATAAAAGTAAATTTGACTCTGAATATGATTTAACTAAAGTCCGCGCTGAAAACGAAAAGTATTATTTTGGTAGGCAGTTAAAAGAAAAAGATAAAAAGGGAGAGGTTAAAACCTATCAATCTAAATATATCAATAACCAGATATGGGAAGCAGAAGGCAACCTTAAACCTTTGGCTTTATCTAAACTGCCTGATTTCAAAGTTACAACACAAAATGAAACAGGTGAAGGCAAGAAAACAGCTGCTGATTTAACTGAAGTGGTTGATACTGACATGAAGTCCCGCAAGAGGCGGGAAGTATTGGGGTTAGCTTTTAAGCACAATCCTGTCTATCGTATTGGTGTCATTAAACCTATTTGGGACTTTCAGAAAAATGACTATGATTTTATTATTGTCCACCCTAACAATATAATCTTTGACTTTTACGCTTCTTCTAAAGAGGCTACCGAAATGCGGGTAATAGCCGAATATCTGCCTATTACCCCCAAAGAAGTAATAATGCGTTTCCCCGAGAAAAAGGAAAAGTTTTTAGCCGAATTTAGAAAAGATAAAAATATCAATGTGGAAGATATCCCGGAAAAAGCTATGGCTTCCAAGATTAAGATTATGGAGGTTTGGTTTACATGGTTTGAGCAATCAGACGATAAATGGGAGAAGATTGAGGGGGTATTATGGAAATATAACAAAGTAATGCTTAAAAAGATGAAAAACCCATATTTTGATTATTCTGGTGAGAAAAGGTTATTTAATTACAAGAATAATAAAAAAGAAGAGATAGGATTAGAACAATTACAAACGATGGCAATGGGACAGGGGATGATGGGAGCGCAATCACAACAGGTCTTCAGGAACTATTTTAAAGACCCTCAAAAACCTTATATTTTAGTAGGTTATGAACAATGGGGTAAAACACCACTTGATGAAACTACCAGAATAGAACAGGAGATACCGCTTCAGAACTCACTTGATAAGCGTGGCCAGCAGGTAGATGAAATGATTGATAGGGCAAGGGGCAAACATATTTGGTCTAAGTTAGGGGGGCTAAAAGCTGAAGATTTGGAAGAGTTAGATATGTCTGACCCGGAGGTAGATATGTTAGTAGATGAAGATGTTAATAAGGTTCACGCATTTATTGTGGGTGAGCAACCTTCAGCTCAAATGTTTAAGGATAAAGCAGATGCGTCTGATGCTATCAAATCTAAAGCTGGAGTTAGTGCTATTACAGGTGAAATCCAATCGGATGTGGCTACTACTAACCAGATTGCAAGGGAAGCTAACTTTACCAAGGCTGATGATTTGGTTGAGGATACTATAAATTATGCTTCTGAGAAAATGGCACAATGGGCAATGCAGTTTATTAAGCTATTTTATACCGAGGAGCATTTGAAAGAAGCCAAAGGAGCTGACGGCTCGCTTATTTACCATAAACTGCACAGGGATTTAATGGATGATGGTATGGAAGTGGTTATCAAGTCATCATCAACCGATAAATTAAGGGCAGAGAAACTAGCCAAGGAAGCGGCGCAGCTTAAAATGATTGATCCTCTCTCATATTATGAAGATGTAGGATTGACCGATCCCAAAGGCAGAACACAAAGATTGATTGATTTTATGGCTGATCCGCTCTCTTATGCTATGAAACATATTGAAGGGTTAGGAACAACAGGGCAGCAGGTTGACGCCTTAAATGGCCAAGGTTCAACTCAAGCCTTGCAGGATATAATGATGATGAATCAAGGACAGATGCCACAATTACCTCAACAAGTAGATCAGGGTTATATTCAGGCTTTAACTAACTTTTTACAATCAGAGGAGTTTATGGCATTACCACCTGAATTACAGAAGCAGATATTGGACTTTGCAGCTCAAGTATCGGCTATGTTTGACCAAATGCAGGGACAAATGGGAGCAATGGGGCAACAGCCACCAGCACCAGCTATGGGAGGTATGCCACAGGCTACATCAGCTCCACAAAATCCTAGTCCTACTAATACAAGCGCTATTCCAATGATGACAAGTAATGCCCCAATGGGTAGTCCAAGGGGGCTTTAAATGGATCAATTACTTGAGGAAATTAAAAGAAGGGCTGGACAGGTACAACAGCAGGTACAAGCTATTGATCCCAGACAAAAAGCACTTAATCTATTGCAACAGACAGGTTTAGTTCCAGTTGAATTTTTGAAAGGTTATATTAGACCTTATGAGGAGAGAGGAAAAACGCTTAATCCCGCAGGGCAAATAGGAGAAACACTAT